CCGCGCGCGACGAGCTGCTCAAGCTGATGTCCGAGGCGCCGGTTGGAGCGGCGACATGACACCGACCGGCGCCAGTTCTCGCCTGACATGTACCGATCGTGACGGTTGGCTCAGACATCGCCTGCGCGCAGTTGGGTCAAGCGAGGCCGCATCACTTTGGACTGCCGAACTGGCGCGCCTCAGTGTGCCAGAGACGCCATTCCGGACGGCGCTTGATGTCTACGCGGAGAAGATTGGCGCCGTCACACCGGTAGACAATCCGACACCGCGCATGCGGTGGGGTCTTCGGCACGAGCCAACGATCGCGTCGGCGTTCGCCGAGGAGACCGGCCTCCGCGTCGAGGCATTGCCACCGTTCACGATTTACTGCCACGGCGCCATCCCGGCGCAGGCCACGCCCGATCGTCTCGTCGTCGCTGACGACTGGCGCGTCCTCGAACTCAAGGCTGCTGGCGGTGAGCAGGCGCGTCACTGGGACGACGGCGTCCCGATGCGCTACCAGGTGCAGGTGCAGCACCAGCTGATGGTGATGGGGCTGGAGCGCGCCTACCTCGCAGTGCTGATCGGGATCGACGACTTCCGCTGGTTTTCAATCGACGCAAATCGCGACTTCATCTCGCAGCACTCAGCACGCGTGGTGGAGTTCTGGCGCCAAGTCGAGGCGCGCGAGCCTCCTGAGCCGTGTGCGCTGGACGTCGATGTGCTGCGCGGCATGTACCCGCGCTCTGCCGAGGGCAAGCGGATCAAACTCGATGACGCCGGATACGAGGCGCTGCTCGATTCGCACATCGAGGCGAAGGTCGAGGCCAAGGCTGCCGAGGAGCGCGCCGACGAAGCGAAGGCGCAGTTGCAGCTCGCGATGGGTGACGCCGAGTTCGCCGACCTCCCGAGTGGCCGAAGCATCCGGTGGCGCACGCAGACTCGCGTGACGCCTCCTCAGCCGGAGAAGACGAGCGTCACGAGGGTGTTCACGGTCCGGATCTGATCAAGCAAGCGCTGATGCAGCCGGCAGGGGCTGCGCGCCGTCCATGTCCGTAATCAGCACCACTTCCGTCCAACCGCCAACGCTCCCGGCCGGCCTGCCACGGCCGGGGGCACTTCTCACGAGGGAACCATGACGGCCGCTAACGCGACGAGCGCTCAGACGCCAGCCGAAATCGGCAGGGCGAAGATCCACGACCTTCGATCCATGCTCGAGAAGATGGCGCCGCAGCTACAGCAGGCGCTGCCGAAGCACATGAATGCAGATCGACTTGCGCGGATTGCGCTGACGGCAGTGCAGCGCGTCCCCAAGCTGCTCGATTGCACGCAGAGGAGCTTCGCTGGTGCGCTGATGACGGCGGCGCAGCTCGGACTCGAACCGGACGGCGTGATCGGCCAGGCGTACCTCATCCCACGGGCAAACCGTCGCGCCGGGACCGACGAGGTGGTGTTGCAGGTCGGCTACAAAGGACTCCTCGAGCTGTCGCAGCGGAGCGGGCAGATCGGGTCGATCTCCGTGCGCGTCGTGCGGCGCGGCGACGAGTTCACGTTCAGCTACGGACTCGACGACACTCTGACGCACCGCCCTGGCGATGAGAACGCCGAGGCCGAGGTGACGCATGTCTACGCGATCGTCAGAACGAAAGACGGCGGGCGCTACTTCGAGTTGATGACGCGAGGCCAGATCGAGGCGCATCGTCGCCGCTATTCGAAGGACGGTCGCGAAGACTCAGCGTGGAACACTGCGTGGGAGTGGATGGCGAAGAAGACGGTTCTGATCCAGGCACTCAAGCTGGCGCCGAAGTCGATCGAGTTGGCTCATGCGGTGGCGGTGGAAGAGCCGCAGGATCTGATCGAAACGTCGCACGTTGGTCTGCTCGATCTCGACGGAGCTACTCCGGAGCCGATTGAGAACACGACCTCTGACACCGAGACCACGCAAGCGCTCGCCGAGCTCGGCAAGTCGACAGCACCGAGGCGCGGCACGAAGCCACCATCTCAGGCCCCGGCCGTCCAGCCGGCGACCACTTCTGCAGCGCCTGAGTCGCCGCCGGCGCCAGCCGTGACCACTACGACGCATCCGGCCGGCCCTCCGCCTGGCATGCAGACGCAGCGCTCTCACGAGGATGTCGAGCGCGAGATCATCCAGATCATCGGCCGCATTGATGCCCTCATGCCGCGCCTCGGACGCGATGTCGCCGCGCGTGTCTGCAAGGAGAGCGGTGCGTCACTTGGTGCCCGTCGCTACGGGCTGCTGCAAATCTCCGAGTTCCAGCGGCTGCTCGGCGCCTGCGAGACGGAACTCGAGCGTCCGAGATGACCAATTTTGCCGTCAGCCGTGACCGCAGTCGCGGCTGGACACGATGGCGGGCTGACGAAGGAGTTCGAAGTGCAAGGCCAAGCTACTGACCCACCAGTGTCTGAGCAGCCGCAAGTGCCAGCTCCGGCAGGAATGCCGGTGGCGATCAACATCGAGTTGCCAGACGACATCGTGCTGGCAGCGGCAGCGTCGCTCCAGCGTCCTCCGCAGCACGTATTGCAGGTGCTGGCCGGAGTGATCGGCCAGCTGATCGTTCGAGGGATCGGCGTGCGCGTCGGACCGCCACCGCGGCAGGACGGAATCGTCGTCGCGAAAGGCATGCCGCCAGTAGGGCAGAAGCTGGTGCGCACGTGAGTTCGTCCGTCAGTCGGGCTCCGATCGCATGCCAAAGGCGCGGCTGCCTCGAGGATCTCACGGATGAGGAGGCGATCGAGAGCCTGCACGAGCACGGCTTCGCGTGGTGCGAGTCGTGTCGCGAGGAGCAGCGCGTCGGCGAGGAGGCAGACCGACAGGTCGACGCGGACCTCGATCAGCGAGCTGGGATGTGACACTCCGCGAAGCAGGCACGGGCAAAGCACGAGTGGGATGGAGGGGACGTCGATGCGGCTCGCAATCACGGTGCACGGCGTCGCGGCGCCGCAGGGCAGCTTCCGAGCGTTCGTCAACAGGAGGACCGGGCACGCGGTGATGCAGCAGTCCTGCAAGCGCACGATGCCGTGGCGGCAGGAGGTCGCAGCTGTGGCCGCGCGAGCGGCAACACTTGATCGCTCATGTCCGACGTCGTCTCCGGTGATGCTCAAAGTCACGTTCTCGATGCCGAGGCCGGCGTCCCACTTCGGCGCGCATGGGTTGCGACCGAGAGCGCCACGCTGGCCAAGTAAGAAGCCGGACCTCTCGAAGCTCGTGCGCGCCATCGAGGACGCATTGACTGGCGTGGTCTACGACGACGACGCTCGAATCGTCATGCACGACATCACGAAACGCTACGCGGAGCCAGGATCACCGCCGCGCGCCGAGATCGTGGTCGAGACGCTGCAAGAGTCAGAGCCATGACCTGCCGCAAGCGCCTCTACCAGTTCGAGCGCCAGACCGAGGCACACGGACTACTCGTCAGGCGCCAACTCTGCCGCGGACACATCGACGACAATGGTCGCTGCAGGTCGTGCGGTGGCATCTACGGGAAGCGCAGAGGCAAGCCGGTGGAGGTGGTGCGATGAACTGCGGTGGAGACTGAGGTGTGGCTCTACGTTCCATGACAGCGAGCGGCCGAGTCGCGGTCTCGGCCTGATCCGATCGGCGCCCTTGGCGGGGCAGTCAGGGAGGGAAGGAAGCGTGGGCGTTAAGCTGCCTTGGTTCCGGATGCACCCGAGCGACTGGCTGACCGACCTTGCGGGTGTCGACCTGCTCGTCGAGGGCGCGTGGATCCGGATCGTCTGCGAGATGCGCCGCTTGGGGGTTGGCACGCTCAGCCGCTCGACCGCGGCGTGGGCCATCTTCCTCGGCCTCCCGACACGGAAGGCCGCGACCGCGCTGCTGGTGAAGATCGGCAAGGCCGGGATCGGCGATGTCAGCGTCGGCGGTGACGAAGAGGTCACCGTGACGTCGCGCCGAGTCACCCGCGACCTCGTCACCGAGCAGCGCGAGCGCGACCAGACGGCCGAACGGACGCGCGTCTACCGAGGGCGAGCACGTGGCGGTGACGCTCCTGTGACGCATTCGTCACGACGCTGTGACGACGCTGTGACGCAGGAGAGTCAGAGTCAGATACAGAAGAAGACTCGCACCCCCAGTGCAACTCGCACGGTAACCGCGCACGCGAGCCCGCTCGGTGAGAGTCTCGTTCGACCGAGTCTGAGAGCGCAGGACACGCCACCACCGGCAGTCCGACGCATCGACGGCGGGCTCTCGTCGATCGGATCGCTGCTGGCAGGAATCGCGAGGTCGATCGGCGAGACGCGCGAACGAGAACAGGCCTGCGCGCCACCACACGCCATTGCGCGGCACGAATCGGCTCAGAGGTCGATCTCGACACCGCAACGCGCCTGCGGACCGCCAAGAGCGCCATACGCCATTCGGGATCCGATCGCACTCGCCGTTCGCGCCTGGCGCTCCGGCAAGTCACCCGCCGGGGCTGGCACCCACGGTCTTCACGTTGCGCTGCGCGCCGCCGCCCACGCCATCCGCGAGGGGCGCGAGCAGCTCAGGCTCTTCTGGCACCTGCTCGCCACGCCGCTGCGCGCATGGTGCCGCACCGCCGACGACGACCAGGCGACAGCGTGGATGCGCCTCGTCCGTGTGCGGGTCGCGTGACGCCTTGGCGAATCGCTCGCGCCTGACCGATCCGGAGTTCCGCGCGAAGCTCGAGATCGCGTTTCGCGCGCGCTCGGATGGCCACCTGTCCGTCCGGGCGGCCGCCAAGGTCGCGGCGATCCCTTGGCAGACGCTGCGGCGTTGGGAGAGGCGGCTGCGCAGCGACAGCGCGGCCCAGATCGAGCCGCCGGTTGCCACCCCTCGAGCCGAGGCGCTACGACGAGCGAGGCTGGCACGCAGTGCAGCCGCTCACGAGGCACGCCGCAAGCGGTCGATGGAGTCCTCGCGCTGCTGCATCCTGCAATGCTCGGCCTGCCTTGCGCGGGTGATGTTTGACGGCACCGACCGGTTCGACGTCGTCGCGCTGCCATACGGTGGCTGGGTGGCACTCGCTCACCACTGCTAGGTGACCCCCAGTCGAGCCGTGTAAGGCAGCCACCCTCTGGTCTGGAGGGCTCGAATGTTGAACGTCATGTCTGCGTTCCAAATCTTCTCCAAGACCGGGATTGGCTTCTCGGCCGACCCGCTCAATCCCAGCGTCGATCCGAACAACAAGACGCACAGCCTGCGCAGCGGAATCGACTTCCAGGTTCACTTCAACTACACGCGCGGCACCTCTGGCGAGACCGGGATTGTCTTCGGATTCGACGTGCGCCACGACTCCTCGGCAAGCTGGATGAAGCTGCAGGACGCGAACCTGTCTGGCATCGAGTGGCTGCTCGGGGCGACCGGGACTGGCTCGTTCTGGTACGGAGAATTTGCAAGGCGAATCGCCGGCGCTGACCTCCGCGTGTGGGCCTACACCGTCGGCTCGTCGGTCGCGTCGACGAGCCTCACGATCAACATCGTCACCGTTTCGGAGTAGCGCATGCCGTTGCCGACAACCATCATGAACCGATCGGCCGCTGCCTCAACGCTGTCGGCCGGCAACAACGACTCCGACATGTTCTCGCTGCGCTCCGCTCGAGGGCAGCTCACTCTCATCCACATCAAGGGCGGGGCTGGCATGGTCAGCTTCGTCGCGAATCTCTGGCTGCTCGCCGACGACGGCGCCACCTGGACGCAGGTGCTTGACACCGCCGGCGCCGCCGTGTCGCTCTTCGGCACGATCTCTGCCTCCGTGACCGGCAAGGCCTACCCGATCTGGATCGGTGGCGACTCGCTGTCGCTGTCCCCGATGAAGGTCACGTGCGTCGTGACCGGCACGCCGGCGACCACGGACTCGATCCGGATCGGACTGGCGCAGGCGGCCTGAGAGGCTGGCGATTGACCGCCCCGAAAGTCGCCCGCAGGTCGGCAAGGGGACTCCCGGACGTGAACTGGGGCCTGCTGGCCGAGCGTTACGCGGCGAACCCATCGCTGACACTCGACGCTCTGGCGAAGGAGACCGGGCGCAGCCTCAGCACGTTGAGGACGCACTCGAGGCGCGGCCGATGGATGGAACTGCGCCGCAAGGTGCAAGCCCGGACCGCGGAGTCCCTGCGTGCGAAGCTCCAGCAGCGGATGGAGCGGTTCGCGCTGCATCGGCAGGCGTTGATGCTCAAAATCGCCCGGCGAGGCCTGCGCGCGCTGGCAGCGAACCTCGCCGCGCCAGCGGGCGAACACGGGTTCGGCAGCGACAAGGTCGACGGCTACCAGCTGCAGGCCATCCTGCGGGCGTTCGACGAGGGCACGCTCGCCGGGAAGGTCGCGGAGCAGATCACCCCGATCCTGTTCCAGGCGATGGACAGGGCGGCGATCGACGAGCTGATGGCAGAGCGCCGCTCGAGCGCGATGTCGCCGGCGAAGCCGCAGCCCCACTCAATGAACGGGACGACTTCGACCCCGAAGCCGCCCTCCACCGACGGGCGCGTCGCTTTGCTCTTCTCCCGACGCAACGGGAGTTCGTAGCCGATGACTCCCGCGCTGTTCTCTACGCCGGTGGAGTGGGCTCGGCGAAGAGCTTCTCGCTCCTCTTCAAAACGCTCACGCACATCGCCAAGCCCGGCTCGCGCGGCATCCTCGGCCGTCGCCACATGCCCGAGCTGCACGCGACGCTCTGGCGCGACTTCTTCGACATCGTCCCGCCCGACTGGATCGCTCCGAAGGGGATCGACCGGGCGCGTCACTCCGTCCGCTTCCGCAACGGGTCGCTGCTCGACTTCGTTCACCTCGCCGATCCCTCGCGCGTCAAGGGGCCGACCGTCTCCTACGTCGGTATCGACGAAGCGACAGAGGTGCCCGAGGACAGCTTCCGGATGCTCCGGATGCGCCTCCGGCAGCCCGGCTTCACCGGTCAGCTGTTCGCCGCCACAAACCCCGGTGGACGCTCGCACTACCTCTTCCGCGACTTCGTCGACCCGTCGACTCGCGCGCACGGGAATGCCTACCACTGCGCCAGCTCGTTGGAGAACGTCTTCGTCCCGCCCGAGTACCACGACGACCTCCTGCGATCGTTCTCCGGCGACTACGCGCGGCGCTACATCGAGGGCGAGTGGATCGACTGGGAGGGCCGCGTCTGGCCGTCCTTCACCGACCTCAACGTGCTCGACGCCGGGTCGACCTGGATCCCTCCCGAGTGGCAGCGCGACCTCGCGATCGACTTCGGCTACGAGCACTCCTTCGCCTGCCTCTGGATCGCGTGGGATCCGCGCGTCAGCCCGCCGCGCATGGTCGTCTACGACGAGCACGTGGAGCGAAGGAAGACGCTCCGCGAGCACGCTGAGGCGATCAGGCTCCACCGGCTGCAGGAGCGCCAGCCCTTCCTCGGCTACCAGGCGGCGTGGGCCGACCACGACGCGCAGGACCGTCACGAGCTCGCGTCCCTGCCGCCCGACCTGCGCATCGTCACGAGGCCCGCGCGCAAGCACCAGCGTGCGCTGGCTCTCACCGCGATGGAGGCGGCCTTCAAGCCTCGGCAGGACGGCGTGCCCGGCGTGCTGGTCATGTCGAACTGCCGCGTCACGATCGACCAGTGGCGAGGCTTCCGTCGCCCGCGCGTCATCCCTGCGAGCGACCCCGACGCCGTCGTCGAGACGAACGAGCGCGGCGAGTCGATCGACGACACATGCGATGCCGGCTGGATGGGGTACTGGTCGCGGATCGGCGACCACTTCGAGAGCGAGCCGCACTACCAGCCTGGCATGGACGACCGCGCGCGGAGCCGCATCTACCGCGGCTGGCGCGAAGGCGCACGGAGCTGAAACCGATGCCTGCTGAACAGACGCAGGGCTACGCACCGCCGACCATCTCGCTCGTCGACCTGATGCGCGTCCACCCGACCTGGCTGCGCCACCGCGACGAGTGGATCCAGATCCGCGACGTCACGACCGGAGCGCTCGGCGACAAGCGGCGCCTCGAGCGCTACCTCCCCCGCGCGAAGCGCGAAAGCGACTCCGAGTACGCCGCGCGCGTCGCCATGACCGAGTTCGTGCCCGAGTGTCTCGTGGTCCGTGAGCGCATCATCGGCGCGCTCTACTCGGTAAAGCCGACACGCGAGCTCGACGAGCAGCTCACCGACTGGACCGCGCACGTCGACCACCGCCGGCAGTCGCTCGACCACTTCCTCGAGACGCAGGTCATGCCGCCCGCGCTCGACTTCGGGGCGGCGCACGTCCTCGTTGACCGCCTGAGCGACGGCGGGGCGCCTCCGGCCGATCGCGCCGAGCAGGAGCGACGGAAGCTGCTGTGGCCTTTCCTCGCTGCCTACTCGCCGCTCGAGGTGCGCCAGTGGGAGATCGGCGAAGAGGGCGCGCTCCTCTGGGCGCTGATCGTCGAGGAGGGCTGGCACGTCACCCCCGAAACCGGGCAGCGCCGTCCGATGCGCACCTATCGGCGCTTCGACCGGACGGGCTGGGCGAAGTGGGTGGTCGTGGCCGCGGCGAACGACGGCGCCCTCCCGACCGAGCACTGGTCGGCGAGCGGCGAACAGTCCGACGACGAGATCAGGCGCGGCGGCACGTCGAAGTGGGTGATGACCGGGCCGACTTTCGGCGCGCACGGAAGCCCAGGCGTCGTGCCGCTCGTGTCATTCATTCCGTCGCGCATCGAGGAGCTGGTCGGCCGCTCGATCGTCGGCCCGGCCGCGCGACTCGATCTCAAGCTCGCGCGCCTCGACTCCGACCGGACTTGGGATCTTTACGTGCATGCGCACCCCTACTTGGTCGCGAAGACCGACCGTCAGCTCGCCGAGATAGGGGTGGGCTCGAACGAGTTCATGAAACTCCGGCCGGACACGCAGACCGAGAAGGAGGACGCGAAGTACCTCGACCTCCCGACCGAGTCGTTCGCCGCGCGCGAGCGCGCCATCGCGGACACGCGCACCGACATCTATCGGCACCTCGGGATCGACCCACTCGGCGTCGTTACCAGCGCTCCGTCCGAGGCGTCCGGCGTGGCGCGAGCTTGGTCGTTCTCGACCTCGGAGGCGCGCCACCTTGGGCGGCTCGGCGACCGTGTCGAGGACTGCGAGATGCGACTGCTGGAGATTGTTGCGAGCTACGCGCAGATCGAACCGCCGAAGCGAGGCGCGGTGAAGTGGCCAGAGACATTCGAAACAGCAGCGCCGACGCAGCTGATCGAGGACGCAATCGCCTTCCGGCAGGCGTGCCGGTCCGACACGGCGCAGCGCCTCGTCGAGAAGCGCCTCGCGCTCCACATCGTCGGCGAGGTCTCGTCCGAGGTCTCGAAGCAGATCGAGACAGAGATCGACGGTGGCGAGGCAACTCCGTTTGCGGAACCGAGCGTCGTGGTGGCGCAATGACTCACTTTCACCGGAGCTCGTGAACGGCTATGGGTGACGGCAACGACGGCGCGCACGCGCCGGGAGCCGCCGGGCAACCGGGGGCTGGCGGCAATGGGGCGGCCGGAACGCCTCCTTCGGTCGACGCGCTCGTGCAGGCCCTCGCTGCGCACGCAGGCTTCAACCAGCTCCTGACCGGGGCTGCGGTGGGGCATGCGAAGCGGATCGAGGATCGCCTCTCCAAGCAGCTCGAGGATCTTGCCGGCAGGCTGCCGGCCGCTCCTGCGAATGCCGGGAAGATCGCCCAGGCCGACGAAAAAACCGACTTGGCCGCGCAGCTCAAGGCCGCGCAGGATCAGGCCGCCAAGTTCCAGCAGCGCTACTTGTCGGAGCGCAAGCAGTCTGCGCTCACCGCCGCGCTCACGAAGCACGGCTGCCGGCACGAGGGCGTCGCCCACGCGCTGCAGCTGCTCATGGCGCGCGGCGACATCCGCGAGGTGACCGGCGCGAACGGCCAGCCCACGCTGGTCGGCACCACGCAGGTCTCTGGGGTGGAGCAGGACGTCCCGGTCGACGATGCGGTGCGGGCGTGGCTGACAGCCAACCCGCTCTACCTTCCCCCGACCGGGTCCGGTGGCAGCGGTGCGAGTGGCGGACGGTCCGCGGCTGGCCCGACCTACGCGGGCAGGCCGGTCGACCAGATGACCGCCGAAGAGGTTCAAGGGCTGCCCAAGGAGGAGCGCCGCAAGCTCGCGGCGCAACTCGGTGTGGGCGGTGCAAAGCCGGGCGGCTTCTGGGACATGATCTAAGGAGTCCTCCGTGGCTGTTTCGACTGCCTCTGCGTGGAACAGTGCATCCGCTCTGGCCGTACTCGCGATCGAGGGCGCGATCGAGTTCGCGTCCAAGTTCCCTGTCATCGCCAACCTGGTGAACGTCAAGGACGTGAACGGCGGGCTCGTCTCGCGCTTCCGTCGCTGGCCGACCCTCTCGGCCGGGGCGATCACCGAGGGCACCGACACCACGCCCACGACCGTGACGCCGACTGCCGCAGCGCTCACGCCGTCTCAGGTCGGCATCGACATGGAGATCACCGACCTGCTGTCGGCTGCCGGTGGCCCGCCTCTCGCCGCGTTCGCCCGCCAGGGCGTCCTCGCCGTCATGGAGAAGCTCGAGGACGACCTCGCGGCGCTCTTCGGAGCGCTGAACGGCGGCACGTCGATCGGAACCTCCGGCAGCGACCTGGTGTTCGCCAACTGCCTCGACGCGATCGTCACGCTCAAGGCCGCGCAGGCGCCGCCGGACATGGCGTTCGTGCTGCACCCCCAGCAGTTCCGCGACTACTGGGCCTCGGTCGGCAACACCTCGACGGCGGCGTCGTTCGTCGGGCAGGGTGTGACGAACGTCGATGGCTGGGCTGCCGGATCGCGTGGCAACGGCTTCGTGACCAACATCGCTGGCATCCCGTCTTACGAGTCGGCTCGCTGCCCGCTCGTCAACACCAACGCGGACCGCGGAGGTGCGCTGCTCAATCGGGACGCGATCTCCGTGTCCCGCATGTGGGCGGCCAAGGTCGAGCAGGAGCGCAACCCGCGAGGCGTCTCGAACGTCCTCGTCATCACCTCGGCCTACGGTGTCGGCGAGACCGCCGACAACTTCGGCGTGCCCGTCGAGACCGACGCCTGACCTGACATTCAGTGCGGCGCGCGGCGGCGCACGCTGCCGCGCGCCGCCCGCTCGCATCTTGGAGTCCCGCATGCCGGTGCTCGAGGAACGTCCCGAGATCAAAGGGCGAAGCGTCGTGATCCCGCCTGGGATCAACGGCACCACTGGCGATCAGCGGACCGTCTACGCCGGCGACGGGACGCGCCGGATCGGCGGCGATACCGCCTACTTCCGGCTGTGGAAGCTGATTCGCAAGCACGCGGCAAACGGCGTCGACTGCGGCGAGTTCTACGTCGTCAAGGGTCTGCCGGTCTCGACGCGCCACAACGGTGGCGAAGGGGTCGGCATCCGCGGCGACGGCTCCATGCAGTTTCAGCCGACACACTGGCTTGCGCGAGGTTGGCACCACATCGACGAGCTCCCGCAGGGCTGGGAGGAGATCAATCGCCGGTGCGTCGAGCGCCTCGCCGAGCAGGAGCGCGACGTCTCGTCGCTCGCTGCGCTGGCGCACTCGCAGGAGCAGGTGGCCGCGCTTCTCGCGCGGCTCATGGAGGAGCGCGCACATGGCGCAGGAGATCGGACTGGTGCGGCTCCGAATGCCGAGGGGCTCGGCGGCGCGGAAGCAGGCGGAAGCAGCGTTGCTGCGCCGGGCCCAGGAAGCCGGCGAGGAGCGCGCGGCGAAGGTCGCTGAGGCCGAGCGCCGCGAGGCATCGGTCAGAGAGCGATCGGCCGCAGCGCGGCGCGCCTGCGATGCGAAGCCGCTGCGCGAGCGCGTCATGGACGCGAAGGCGCAGGTGCAGGCCGAGCTGATCCGGCGCGGCGTCGAGCGCAGAACCGCCGAGCTGCAGGCGACCGCAGCAGCCGAGCGCGTCGCGCGGGGCGCCAGGTGAAGGCGACGGCCAAGGAGATCGACCGCCGGGTCGTGAAGGCGCAGACGTTCGTCGCCGCGCAGGCCCGGCTGAGGGGGGAACAGGAGGCCGCCGCGCGCCAACAGGGCGCACAGGCTGCAGAGGCGACGTTCGAGCAGCTGCGAAAGAGGCGATGACGGAGGTGCTCATGCGGATGATCGGACTCATCGCCGCCGTGCTGGCGCTCGCCGGGGTCGTTGTCGGCTGCTCGACCGAGGGGCTCATGGCGGCGCGACCAGCCGTGACTGCCATCGAGGGGGGTCTCGTCGCGGCCGGGCAGCCAGCAGCCGCCGGCGCCGTCGAGGTGGGCTTCCATGCCTGGGAGGCGGCCCTCTACGCCCTCGGCGCTATGGCCACTGGCTGGGGGGCGAAGGCCGGCGTCCGCGCGGTTCGCAAGCGGACACCAAAGGCGGCGCCACGTGGCTGATTCACGCTTAGAACCGACCGAGAGCGAACTCGCCGACATGCGCGGCCTCCTGCGGCTGCGCCTCGAGCAGGCCGACGAAGTCGAGGGGGTGATCGCCTCGACTCTCAAGGCGCGCCGCACCGCGAAGGAGCGCTGCGAGACGGCCCTGGCGCACGACCTGCAGGAGATTCTGCTTGGTCCGTCCGGGATCGCGTTCCGTGACGGTCCTGGAGGCGGAGTCGTCGACACGACGCAGCTGCGGCAGAACCGCCGCGCGCGGGCCGCCGCGCTTGCGCGGATCGACCAGGAGTTCCGCAAGCGGCTGGAGCCGGAGCTTCTCCCGAAGGTCGCTCGCGCTCCGACGCCTAGGGCGGGGGTCACGCGGTGAGCCTAGTGCGCCTCATCCTGCTGCGCAGGGCGCGCCGGCGGCAGCGCTGCGCGAGGGCTGCGCGGGCGTTCCGGAACGGTTCGGAGATCGCGCTGCGCGCGATTGGCGTCATCCAGCATCAGGCCGCCATGTGGCGCCATGTCGTCGTTGCGTCGTCTTCAGTCCCACTCGTCGTCCGCTCCGGACCATGCGCGCTCTGCGGCGCGATCTCGGCCACGATGCTGCCGATCCCGCCTGCAGACGCCAGCGATGAACTGATCGTCACGCCACGCGCAGCAGGGCTTTGCCTCCAATGCGGCACCCGCACTGTCATGCTGGGAGCTGGCCATGCCGATCGCTGATCCGATCAGGATCGTCGATGCCAGAGAGCTCGATGTGTCGCGCTTCGACGGTGCCAAGGTGACGCGGGTCGTGCGCCGCAACCTCGAGGAACACCGCCGCGCCCTCAAGGAGGCTGGCTTCGTCGTGCCGCCTGACGACGACGGACTCCCTACCGAGGAGGAGGTGGCCGGCTACGTCTCGAACGTCAGGGCGTGGCTCGACAACGAGAGCCGCCACGCGAAGGAGGTCGTGGTCGACCTCTCAGCCACGCCAGCGAGTCGCGAAACGCTGCTCCAGTGGATCCGCGGGATCTCGGAGAAGGGATTCAACGACCGCGACTTCGACCTCTCGGTCACATCGCACTCGCGCGCCTCGAGCCGCCGCCAGTGGTTCGACTGGGCGACAGCGAACGGGATCGACCACTTCGCGATGGTGATCCCGCCGGCCACCGAGGAGTCGATCTCGATCGCCGGCGTGCTGTCGGAACACGTCGGGCGCATCCGGACGACCGACGAGTGGCACTCGATCGCCAAGGAGGTCAACCGCGACCGCAAGGGCATGAGCCTGCTGTTCTCGCTCGGCCTGCACCACAACGACCCGCACCAGATGCTGCCAATCCCGTCGGGGCGCCTCGCCGCCGCGACGAAGGTCTTGATCGAGTACCGGGACGGCTTCCTCCGCCGACGACGCCGCGCTGGGCGGCACAAGGAGGAGTGATCGACTATGGCGACCGCCGCTGCCTCGATTCTCGCACCGGTCATCGAACCCGTGATGCTCTCGGGGACGAGCTTCACGATTCGCGTGACTCGCGTCCCGACAGCACTCATCAACGCCTCGACCGGCGGCTACGTCGTCTACCGCTCGACCGACGAGTCCGCGTGGGCGAAGGTCGAGAACACCGACTTCATCGCCTGCTCTCCCACGCTGGCGCAGCCGGCGAGCACCTCACCGCTCCCCACGGTCACTCTGACGAGCCAACCGACATCTGGCACGGTCTACTACCGCGCGCGGGCCGATGACGTCCTGGGCGCCCCCACGCAGCGCTCGCCGTGGTCGAACGTGATCGTCGTCTACGATCGAGCAGGAACGCGCGTCGCAGTGCCAGCGTGGCCGGTCGACGTCGTGCCGAACACTGGCGCGCTCGCCGGTGTCATCCGTCAGTTCGAGGACAGCGACTCGTCGGCTGGAGTCACTTGGCACGACGCGCGAACGGTCATGGTTCGCTTCGCCGAACAGCTCTACGACGAACTGCGGCAGTCCATGAAGCAAGGTCAGGCGCTCGCCGTCTTCGAGGCGCCTCCCCCGGCGTTGCGGCACTGGTTCGAGTACACGGTCGCGGCCGAGCTCGTCCATCGCTCGTCGCTCCCGACGGAGAAGCTCGTCGAAGTCGCAGGGCGGCTGCAGGCAAACGCGGCGAAGTGGTGGGACGAACTGACCGACGACACCGGGAGCTTCCTACTGCCGGGCGCCGGCGCAGCGACCATCGGTGCTGGGAGGGTCGTCCGATGACGATCGCGGTTCAGGCCGACATGACGCAAGGGGAACGTCTGGTCGAGGCCTTGACGACGCGGCTCCTCGCCACGCTCGCGAACCTGCGCACCGCATGGCACACGATCGGTGTCAAGGTGCAGGAGCACATCGCCGAGCGCTGGACAAGCGGCTACTCGAGCATGGCGCCGCTCGCCGACTCGACGCTCTACCGGAAGGCGAAGCGCTTAGGGTACTACCGTCAATCGCGTGGCACCGGTGCGTTCATGCGTCGCGGCCGGTACGGGTTCTGGTGGACCGGCAAGGCGATGGCGCGCGCGCTCGGCACGGACGCATTCGAGGCCACAAACCGGTCGCTTGTCATCGACTTTGGCCGCGACTCCGAGCCGCGCCGCAACCTCGAGCGGATGCACTTCGGTGGCAAAACGCGTCCAGCCCGACCGGTCTACGACATCGACCAGGTCGCCTCGATCGCGCAGGAGTGGATGGACAAGTTCGTGACGGCGACTCTCAACGTCAGCAACTTCGGCACCGTTTCGGTCCGTCGGTCATGAAGGATGACCAATTGCAGCGGTCGACGCTCGACACGGTGTTTCGGATGGGTGTCCCGTCCGCGATTCTTGCCGTCATTCTCTGCGGAGGGTGGCGAGTCGTTGCCGCGTTCGGGCCAGACCTACATGACTTCATTCGCTCCGCGACGGTTCAGCTCCAAGTGATGTCCGACAACCTACCGCGGATGGAGGAGTCGCTGCACGCGATTGCGACCGAGCTGCCGTCGCTGCGGGATCGGCTGGAAAAGATCGAGACGAAAGTCGACCGCGCCATCGCTGGCTCAGGAGCTGCGAATGGCGATCGGTGACGACAACCGCTTTTCCGCTGCTGACGAAGCGCTGTGGGCGTCAATCACAGCACTTGGGGTGCGCGCGACATCACTGCGCGACTGGCGCAAGGAGCAGAGCCCGAGCGGACAGTCAGAGGGGCGGAACTTCTCGTCCGGCGAGCTGCCGCGAGTCGAAGACATCAGCGCAAACGACTGCCCGGCACTGATCGTCACCGAGCGAGGAGCGCTGGCGCCTGATGACATCGGGCCTGACTTCGAGAATTTCGCCTACCCGAAGTCGGTCATCGGGCTGATCTGGAAAAGTCGCGACGAGGTCACCACCTCGAAGAAGGTGAAGCGGTTCGCTGAGTTGCTGCACGCCGTCCTGGTCGAGCAGCGTGCGAGTTGCTTCGGTTCGCTTGTCACCGTTACGCCGAACCCGATCCGGCGTTTTGAGATCGGCGCAGTCGAGTTTCCACAGTTCGAGGCAAACGACACCGTCGCCGCATTCGGCATGACGGTGGCCTTCATCCTCGACGTGCCAGTCAGCTGAAGGGGAGGTCTGCACCATGCCGGAAATCATCGGCGGTGAACGCTGGGTCCAGTTCGACACCACGGTCGAAGCCGTGGCTGGCGTCAAGAACGGCACGCAGACGCTGAAGCCGTTCCGCGCGGTCGGCGGCGGCATCGGCCTCAACCCGCAGGTGCAGTTCATCGAGGTCGAGGAACACGCCGGATCGACGTCGCAGCCGGCGCCGGTCAAGTCGCACGTCGCACCGGCCGGCACCATCCAGGTGATTGCGTCACCGTACGACGCTGCCGTCGACTTCGATCCCGGCGCCGGCACTGCGTCGATCTTCAAGCGCCTCATCTCGCTTGCCATGACCCGCACCAGCGGCGTGCTGTCGAGCCTGTCCTTCTACGACGCGCTGCCGAACCTCGCGACCGTGGAGTACCTCGGCGTCAAGCTGAACGGGTTCACTTTCAGCTTCGAGGCCAACGGCCAGCAGCTCGACTTCTCGATCGACCTGCTCGGCCTGAACGCTGGGCGTCTCAACACCGGGCTCACCACCGTCGGCACGCTGCCGACCTCGCGGCACTGGAGGGTCGCGCAGATGGTGATGCAGGCCGGCGCCGATCTCACCGTCGTGGCAAGCAACCGGAAGGTTCAAGCGTTCTCGGGCAGCTTCTCGAACAACCTCACCGCGGCTGGCAAGCAGGTCTGGTATCCGACCGGGCGCAACGACACGACTGCTCCCGGCGTGCAGGAGCTCCAGGAGGGCGAGGCGTCGCTCGAGGGAACCTTCGAGTTGACCATGACGGACTCGACATGGCTCGATCGGTTCCTCACCGGGACCACCGCCGCCTTCCGTCTGATGGCATTCCACCCTGACTCCTCAACGCTCACCAGCTCCGGCTCTTTCACGACCACGAGCAATCCGACCGTGATCATCGCGGAGGACTTCACGACCGAGGTCGAGGTCGGCGACATCGTCCTGCTGCAGGACGCGAGCGCTGCCAACCCGGACTCGTGGAAGACCGAGGTCTTGCGGGTCAAGACCGTGACCTCTGCCGGTGGTGCTGGCGTGAACTCGATCCAGCTCGAGACCGACGGAGCGAACGACGCTGAGTCGGTCGGTCGCAGCCAGTCGTTTTCGGCTGCCACCAAAATCTTCACGAAGGCATGCCAATTCCGCATCCCGTCGACGAGGATCACCGCGCACGCTCCGACGGGCGCCGTCCGCGAGAAGGTGCGCCAGACGCTCTCGTGGCGTGCAGAGCCGTTGAGCGGCACGCTGCTCGGCTTCATGTGCCGTTGAGCGACCTGCCATGCCGCAGGTTCGCCACTCGTCATCGCAGCTGATCGCGACCACGACCCCGGCCGCGAACTTCACGACCAACCCGATCGAGTCCGGGTTGATCGACCACGCGATGCTCTACGTCGCGTTCACCGTGGGGTCGTTGACGAACTACGCGATCAAGCCGCAGTTCTCGATCGACGGCGCGACCTGGTTCAACGTCTACGACACGAACCTGACGCAGATCATCTACACCTGGACGGTCACCTTCAATGGAGCGTTCGCGCTCGGCAGCAACAACACGGCCGCCAGGATGCAGCCGCTTGCGATCTGCGTACCGCTGCTGCGATTCAACGGAACCCTTTCGGGCACGACCACGAGTTCCAGCATCGCTGCCGACGCGACGTTCTTCACGCTCGGTGGAGGTCAGGAGTGATCCGTGGGACAGTCAGGCAACACGACGGCGCTGATGTCCGCGGTGTCGCTCTCGTCGACCTCAATGGTGATCTCGTCGCCATACGACGTCGATGGTGCCGATTTCCTCGGCCTGCTGATCGACGTCTCGATCGGCTCGTTCACCAGCATCACAATCACTGCCGACGTCCTCACTCCGACAGGATTGTGGCGCAACCTGTACGACCCGGCGCTGGTGTTGTGGCGCATCGTCCTCAGTGCCACCTTTTCTGGAGCTGTGCCGATCGGCGCTCAGTCCGCGGCGACGAACACGCGCGTGTCGCAGCTACCACTCTCAGCGGTCACCATGCGGTTCAGCGTCGTCCCATCCGGCAGCGCAGCGACCCCAGCCTCGATCACGCTGCGAGTGACGCCATTCCGACGTCCGGCCGGCGCCTACCAATCGAGATGACATGAAGTCCGCCGACCAGCTCATGCGCGAAGCCGCCACTCCGATCGAGCTTGATGCCGTCGAGACGGTGCCGCCGCCGCTGAGGATCAGGTCCGGCGACGACGTGCGCGAGTACCGACTGCGAAGGTCATCGACTGATGACCTCCTCGGAGCGCAGCGGCGATTTCATTCGCTCGCTCAGGACGGCTCCGACATGACGAGTGGAGCGCTCGCGCAGCTGCTGGCCGTCTATATGGAACCGGCAGACGCCCAACGACTCCTGCGCGAGCAGGGGCCTGCCACGGTCCATTTAGTCCTGCGGACGCTGGCCGAACGCACCGCACGCGAGATTTCGAAGGAGACCTGAGCCGTGGCGTCGGGGCAGTCCATCACGATCACGATCGAGGCCGACAACAAGGCGGCGCCGACGATCCAGCAGGTGAAGGCCGACTTCACCGGGCTCGCGGAAGAAATCGCGACGGCGATGGATAAAGCCAACAAGAAGACCGAGGAAAGCGGCTCGAAGTTCGGCTCGATCCTCAAGGGCGTGTTCGGAGGCGTCCTGAGTGTCGTCAGCGGAGTTGCCGGCGCGATTGGCGGTGTGTTCTCCGGCGCCGTGAAGCTGGTCGGCTCGATCCTCGGCGGACTGATCGATGTGGCGAAGGCAGTCGTTGGCGGGATCATCGCCGCGTTCAAGTTCCTGCCGGACGCTCTTGGGCTCGTCTTCAACAAGGTGACCGCGCTGGCGGTTGGCGCCTTCGGCTTCGTCGCGTTCAAACTTGGAGAGGCGGCCGCGAAGTCCGAGGCGATGGGGAAGGCACTCGAGCGGCTCGCCAAGAAGGCTGGCACCAGCTCCAGTGCGCTCGTCGCTGCGATCAAGAGCGGGTCCGGCGAGACCATCACGAGGCTCGACGCGATGCGCGTCGCCAACGAGGCGCTGATTGCAGGCCTCGATGTAGGCCCGGCGAAGTTCGAACAACTCGCGGCAGTGGCTGATCTCTTGGCCGATGCCGTCGGCGGCAATACGGCAGAGGCCTTCGCTCAACTCGTGCAAGGTATCCGCGCCGGCAATGACGGACTGCTGGAAGCTGTCGGCATCCACATCGAGGCGAAGGCGTCCTACGAAGACTACGCTTCCGCACTCGGAAAGTCGGCTGAGGAGCTCACCGAGGCAGAGAAATCACAGGCGCTGCTGAACGATGTGCTTCGAGAGAGCGAGCGCCTGCTGAATGATGCCGGCGCCTCGGCCGACCTCCTTGGCGACACCTACGACCGGATCGGGGTGATCCTCAAGGACAGCTTCACCGATGCGGCAGACGCCGCGCGGCCGGCGTTGTTGTCGATCGCGAAAGCCATCGAACCGATTCTGGTCAGTGCGCAGGCTTGGATCGAGGTCAACCGCGAGCTGATCGCGTCGGAGGTCGGCACCTTCGCCGAGAAGATCGCCGACGCCATCTCGCGCTTCGCGAACCGGCTGCCCGACATCGTCAGCATGGTCGGAGGTGGGCTCTCCAAGGCTTTTGACCTCGCCGGTCGAGCAGGCTCCATTGCGTGGACCGCTATCACCGACGTGATCGGCGGGGCCATCCGCGAGTTCCATGTCTTCCGCGACGCCTTTATTGGGCTCCTCGAAGGGCGCGGCTTCTCGATTGAGGGCTCGGTGCTGCTGCAGACCTTCCGCGTCATCAAGACGCAGGCGAAGGTGCTGGCGATCGAAGCGGCGCAGGCATTCGCAGGCAGTTTCCAAAAGGCCGCCGTCGACACCGCCAACTCGATGATTGACCTGCGCAACGTGTTTGCAGAGATGCAGCTGCTGGCAACCGTCGTCGCCAACAAGACCCGGGACGCGGGCGAATTTTTCACCAATCAGTTCAACCCTCGCAGAATAGAGGCGCGCCGCCAGGAGAACGCGGCGGCCGCGATCCGTGCGACAGCGCTGCCACATCTCGACATCAAATCACTGCAAAGCGTGCTCGGTAGCGAACTGTCGTCGGCGCAGGCCGACGCCGAGGTGGAGCTGACCCGACTCGGCACCGCACTCGACGACGTCAGCCGGCGCGGCTCGGCCGTGCGCGAGGCCGCTTCCGAGGCGGTTGGCGATCTGACGAGGTCAGTCACCGAGTTCTTCGAGACCGACGCCGAGCGTGCTGCACGTGAACTCGAGGTGACAGAGTCTGCCAACGCAGCCGCGAGCGCCACGCTGCAGTCCTCCGTGAGCCTGTCGCGAGCGGTGGTCGACGAGCAGCTCCGGCGGCGCCGCGAGATGGAAAAGATCCACGCCGAGTTCGAGGAGCTGCGGCGGCAGCTGTTCGGCGGCACGTCGGCTGGCGGTGTGCAGACCGTCTCGGCGGGGGGCTAACCGGTGTCCTTCACCCGCCCACGCTTCGCGCTCGGCGCCGCCAATGCGCTCACCATGCCGATGGCGACCGTGGCTGGGCTGTCGCTTGCGGAAGTGACCATCTCGACCGACCGGCAAGTTTCGTCCACGCCGCTCCTGCATCAGGAGGTGACGGCGCTCAATGATGCAACGCCGGCAGTTCAGACTCGCATCGAGATGCGGCTCGGCCTGTCGACCGCGAGCCAACCGGCCGCACTCACCGCACTCCAACTCCTGCGCAGCACGATCGGCACCAGCAAGAAGCACCTCTGGCTGATCGACGACGACCAGGTCAATGTGTTGTACACTCTCAACAACGAGGCTGCCGGAGCTGGTGTCGTCGTCGAGTACGGCACCCCTCCGAAGGCGTGGTTCGCGCTCGGCGACTACATGCTGGTTACCGCGAGTGGCGGCGGCAGCGTCAACGAGGTCGTCGTCGTGACGTCGAAGAATGACGGCACCCCCAGCTTCACCGCCACGCTGTCGACGCTGCACGACGCAGGAGCGAGCGCCTACCGAGTCGGGATCGTCTACCCGAACTCCGTGCTGACCGGCATCCGTCCGAGCGCTCTGCCACTAGGAAAAGGGTCCGTCGTGCTGTCGTGGCTCTCAGGCTCTGTTCCGCTCCACGGCACTAACCTCCCGAGCTGACTAGCGATGCCGACATGGACACTGAAGATCGGCGGCAGTGCGATCGACCCAGAGGCCAAGCGTGTTTCGGTGCGCCGGCTGAAGGTCGACGCCCGAGTGACCGACACGCTGCAGTTCAGTGAGTCAGCACTCCACTTTGATGGTACGTGGTCAGAGGGCGCCACCGTTGTCCTCGAGTATCCGACCGGCACGGTGCGATTCACCGGGCGCGTCGCCGAGAAGAACGCTGTCGGTACACCCGGGTCTGAGTCGATCGAATACACCGCCGTCGGCTGGCGTGCGCTGGCGCAGAACGTGCAGGTCTCGCGCAGCTCGACCGACACCTACCCTGAGCGAATTTACAACGCCGAGAACGACGACATTGACAAGGCGTACCGCGCACTCGGTCCGTCGGCGACCGTCGGACAGATCATTGAGGATCTGTTCAACACGTTTCTGACGGGGCTGCGCAGCGAAGGCGCTTGCCATGCCAGTGCCACTCCATACGTCGCAGGAGAGTTAGCTCTGCTCACGTTCATCCCGGGAAAGATCGTTTTCTCCGGGATGACCTTCGACCAGGCGATCGTCGCCATCCTCGCCGAGCAGGGGCCGGCGTGGTCGTGCTGGGTCGACGCGACCGGCGTCTGGCACTTCTTCGATCGCACGACTCAGACACCCACGACTGTGAGCATGGGCGCCGGCGGCGCGATCTCGTCGAATCAGCTGCTGCGCCACATCCGCAATCGCCACACCGCGGTGAAGGTCGTCGGCAAGCGTGGTCGCGGGCAAGAGGTGTGGCCGATGGTCGTCGGCTTCGGGACTGACGAGTTTGGCGTTGCGCTGTCCGGCCTTACGAAGAGCTGGAACACGGCGCTCGAGAGCACTTGGACGCTGCGCAAGGGCGAGGGGCTTCGCGACAACGGCTTCGTCGCGAGCGTGGTCTCGTCGACCGTGATCGAGCTGACTGGCAAGAATTGGCCTGTCGGCACCGACTGGAGCAACGGCTTCGCCGTCTTCCCACGCATCTCACTGACCAAAGCGTTCACGATCGCCTCGACCTTCAGTCCAAACCGCATCGAGCTCTCGAACCCGATCACCGGTGTCAACGTCGGCGACCCTGTCGTCCTGTTCAAGCTCGACCAATACGGTGACGTGTTCCGCCTGTTCCAGGTGACCGACCCTGCGTTCCGTGAGTTCGTGATGGAGGGCACGTCGCAACTTGACTGCTGCCCGCACATCCTAGCGATCATCAGAAACGCTGCAGGCGCGGTGGTTGGAACCCAACAGGTGAGCGTTCGCCTCGAGGGCGATGGCAAGGTGCGCGCGATGTTTCCGCTGCTCGGTCGCGGCAGTCATCCGACGCTCACTGGAGAGTCGGTGGTCGCGACTGACGTCAAGTTCGTGTTCTGTTACCGACCGGTCGGGACGACGACGCCGATCCTCGCGAGGTTCCCGACATCTGGATTCTCTGGTGTTGCGTCCGGCGCACCGTGGTCGATCCAGCGTGAACTGACGGTCGCCGTCGAGGAGTTCGACGACGCAACCGCAACCAGTGCCTACGTCACGCTCGCCACTGAATTGCACAAGGCGACAAGTGCCGTCGGTGCATCCGGGCGGGTCGCCCTCTCCGGGATCGACTGGACGTGGGTGGATCCACGTCGCCGCGTTCACATGTCGCACTCGTCAGATACCACTGGATGGGAGGCGCTTGGAGCGCTCCTGACGTCGGTGCAGTTCGATTTCGAGAGTGACGCGACGGAACTTGACCTGTCGGAAGATGGGTCGAGCGCTGGCGTGAACTACCAGTCGATGCTCGACCAGATCAGGCAGCGCATGAAGGCCGGAGCGGCCAACATCGAGACCAAGAAGCTCGGCGACTTCGTGAACTGCAGGGGCGAGGAGCGCAAGCGCGGCGGTTACGACAGCGACACCTTCGGCGCCGCGGAGGGCAGCGAGCGCTCGACAGAGACCATCAGCCCGCCGACCTACGAAATGCCGCGACCGTTTGCCTACGACGACACATCCACCAGAGCGTGCAAGTGCGACAAGGAGGTGATGGCTTGCCAAACCAAGGATCAAACGGAGGCGATGTCGAGGGAGTCGCCGCAGTGGGTGTGCTTCCCGGATGATCGTCACGGGATCGTCGTCAAGCACCCTGGAGACGGCGTTAACCCTCTCACCGGCGTCGCCTACAACTACTGTTCTGCATCGCAGCTGGCCTTCAAGCACACCGGAAGCGCGATCGTTCCGGGTGGCAACTACTACCCATTCGCCTGCAACAAAGTCGCGATCGGATCACCTCCAGACGGCGTGTTTTTGCTCGGAGGCCCGACCACGATTCCGAACGGCACCTGTGCATTGGGCTGGCGCACGCTGGTAGTGGTGGAGCCGTTCGACCTCGACGATGGCACCACCGGCACTGAGATCGGGGTCGGAGACTTCCTCGTCCAGTTTCTCGCCGCGTACGACAACTACATGCAGCACAACGAGGAAGCCCACTGCTGCCTCGACACGCGCCTGATCTGCCTCGACGAGGCGCTGTTCGTGAACACCGGCGGCGGCGGAAGCTGCCCGACCAAGTGCCGGACGCCGGTCTGGAAGGCGCTCGAAGACCTGTTCACGATCACGCAGAAGCTGTACCAGTGCATCATGTCCATCCATTACGCCGAGGGTCCGAAGCAGGCGATCTGCGTTGCTCCGCAGGCGCATTGGGACACGGCTGGCTGCGGAGCCTGCTAATGGGGCGTCTGGTAGCGCGAGAACAGAAACGAGTCCTGCGCGAGATGACCACTCGCGATGGCGCGCGGCTGCGCGTCGTCGGGTATCGAATCCCAGAGCCGAGCTACCAGAACGACGGCTGCGGGCCACGGACCACGACGCAAGTTCACCCGGACGACCTGCTCGAGGGACTGTTCTCGGCAGCGCTGGAGAACTGCAGCTTCGCGCGCGCGCTCGACGCATTGATGCCAGGTGTCGTGTCGGACATTCAGTCGGACTCGCTGCTTGGACTCGGGGTAAACGGTCACGCCGGTGCCGCCTTATCCGTGCTTCTGCTAGACGCCCAGCAGCAAGGCATCGTCCCGATGCTGATCCGCGCGACCGAGCTGCGCGACGACGCCGCTGCCGACCGCTTCATCTCGGGCTGGAACGATCCACAGCAGCGCACCGAGATGGCTGCGGCAGCGGCGCTACTGCTGGCGCCGCGCGACGACTGCGGCGACCGCGAGCTGGCAGCCGAGTTCCGGCGGTGGGGGCTCTCACCGCGACGGCTCGAGCGAAAAACGATGGGGGGCGCCACGATCTCGGAGCCGGTTTCGGCGGCGAGATTGCAACTGCGACGGATCATTGACACGTCGGCACGTATCGGAAAGGGCTGAGGCGACAAGGGCGCTGCCCAGGTGGGGCAGGACAGGCTTCAGCAGGTGGTGGAGATGAGCAGGCAGATGCAGGACTCACTACTGCGTCTCAAGGGTGGCGCACAGTCATGAGTCAGCTCATCACCGATCTTTCGATTTCGGCCACGACGACTACCGGGCTCCTGAGCCTGAGCGGGTTCTCGCGACCTTGGATCACGCTGCTATGGCAATTCGACCTGCCGAGCGGCACTGGCACCAACACGCTGACGATCGCGGCCAGCGTCGTCGCGAACTGGGAAGCCGACTCGGCATCCGAGGTCACGATGCCGCTCGACATGTCGGCGCACTGGCGCGGGCCGCGCATCATTGATGACAGCATCATCACGAGCGCAAGCGGTGCAAAGTACAAGTCGGTTTCCGACATCCGGAACATCCACGACTTCGTGAAGTTGACGTTCACATACGGTGGCGCCGGAACGCGAGTCTTCCGCGTCAACCTCTGGGCACGCTGATGCCGTCCTTCGACCCGGGGCTCTACACGCTGATCCCGCGCGACGACGGGTCGCACGCCAACGACTGGGTCACTGACGAGTTCTTGTTCGCCGCAGCGTCAGGAGCGTCCGTCGATTGGGTGCATGGGTCGCGCAGAGCTGCGATGGCGGAAGTCCGGATCGAGCTCTACGACGGCAGCGGCATCAATACGTGGACCGTGCGACCGGTCCAGATCCTCGATTCATCCGTGCCGAGCGACAGCCGCGTCATCTTCGACGACGAGCGCCCATGCGCCGTCGGCGTCGCGCCGCTTTCGTTTGCCAAGACCGGCCTGCCTATCCAGCGGCTCTTCAGCGTGCCGGTGCGAATGGGAGCCTGCGCGTTGAGGTTTGCGCGCAGCGGTGCCGGGACATCTAGGCTGCGCGTCCGGCTCTTCAGTGCCGGTGGGCGCTAACCGCTCTCCGCGATAGGCCGCTTGCGTGCAGGGCCGGTGGCCCTATAATCTCGGCATGATGCGCAGGACCGCGCGTCACTCGCGCCTCGGAGGCTGGGGCAGGAGATGCTGCGATGAGTATGAGCACCGCACGTGAGCTGACCGCCCGCATGGACTCCGCCGTGACCGATGCGCTCCTGGCCGGAGAGGGGGGGCTGGCGATCGCGGCCCGCCTCGGGCTCGACTACGACGCCGACAGCGGGTGTGTCGTGCTGCCAGGATACCGGGCGGATGACGGACATGCCGAGGTCGACTACTCCGAGATGTCGAGCGGCAGGGAGGCGGCAGACGCCTACGTCGCCTCGGGCGACTGGAGCGGCGACGTCGACGAGGATGATCAGCGGACCTGCTACATCCATGTCCACACGTGGCGCGTCGGGCTGCGACTCGTCGACGACGACGCAGCGTCCGACGAGCGCGAGGTCGAGGCCTGCTCCGAGATCGACACGGAGACCCATGTCATCGACGTCGACCCGACCGAGCCGCGCTGCGCTAGTGACGTCCAGCGCAGCGAGCGCAAGCACGACTGGAGCGGCAATGACTCTACGTGTCCGCACTGCGGCGTACGTCGGATTGAGCGGGACGACGCTACCGACGCGGGCACCGGCCAGCAGGGCAAGCACATGATCCGCTACATCCGTCCCGACTGATGGAGATGGAGAGGAGCCAGACGATGCCGCGCCGCCTACCACGTGACCTAGCAGCAGACCTCCTCACGCTGCTCCATCGGCACGACCTGACTCAGCTGCGAGCAGCCGAGATCCTCGGCGTCGACGGTCGCACGGTCAGGCGCTGGCTCGCCGACCCGTCCACGCCGGGCTATCGGAGGTGCCCGGCGTGGGTGCCGGAGATTCTCGCGGCCCGCCTCTCGCGGCTCGCCGCTAGCGCTCGAAACAGACCGGCAGCCAGCGATCAGTGGTGTCGACGAGATCCTGCACGGGGAGCAGGAGGGCGCCAGCAGCGCCGCAGCGATTCAGCTCATCGACAAGCAACCGATGGTAGACAGACCTGCGCTCGAGCTCATACTCACCGGACAGCGCCACATCCTTCGGTTCGATCCGCAGCTCGCGCGAGACCTTCGTCTGCCAAGCCTTCGCGTGGGCTGCGATCCCCTCCGTGATCGCAGCGGCTCGGAAGTCGTCCACCGGACGCTTGGCTCGGTAGCCGGCTGGTCGCACCGTCACGTACCACTCGCCTGTGTCGAGCAGCGTGCTGCCAACGACCGCCCAGCCATCGTCCGCGAGATCGTCAGTCCACGCCGTCCACGCCTCAGCCATCGCAGCGCGGCGCGCCTCCGCATCGGAACCGTACTTCGCGCGAGTCGCCGCGACTCTGGACTCGACGGTCGCGAACACCGAAGACCCAAGTGTCGAGGCACACACGAGCCGGTACTCCCAGGTGACTGGCTTCGCGCCGGGCGCCGCGGCCCCGAGGAGCGTGGCGCTCAAGAGCCCGGCGGCGAAGGCGATGGCGACGTAGAGGCGGGGCATCGGAGCTCCTCGAAGGACGCAGAAAAACGGCGACCTCAACCGATGAGTCTAACGCATCCGTATGGCGCGCAACGACTTGCGCCGACTGGAACTGGCCGAAGTCCGACGCTTGACTTCAACTCGGAAGCTGTCGATACTCCCGTCGTCGAGGCGCAACAGAACATTGAGGCTCGGATGGGCCCCATGAGTTGCTGCGCCTCGCCACTGGCACCACCAGCGGTGGTGTCAGGCTGGCCGAAGGCGGACTCAGGACAGAGCCCGCCGACGCGCGGCACGCGGACGGCAGGGTAATTTTTAGGCGTTGCCGAATCGCCGAATCCCTGCTGTTCTCTACCGCGCGGTCGCCGGTGGGGAAAAGGGCGCATGTAGTGCCTCGGCGTTGGGCCGGCTCCTGGGAGCCAGCTCATGGCATCGTCCGAGGGATCGCGCGAGTTGCTCGCGCGGATCAGGCTGCTGTTGCTCGAGGCCCTCGCCGTCGTCGGTCAGCTCGCCCAACGCGGAGGAGGGGAGCTGGTGGCGAGTCAGGGACAGCGGATGACGCTGGGTCGAGCCGCGTCGCTGGTGGATGTCAGCGAGCGGACGCTGCGACGGGCATGCGAGGGTGGGTCACTGCAGTCGGAGCGGATCGAGGCGGCCGGGGAGGGCCGTCTGGTGATCGTCTCGCGCTCCGATGTGCTGCGGTGGGCCGCCGAGCGTGCCAGTCGCAGGGGGAACGCGCGCCGTGCCCGCTCCTGATCGCAGCGGACACCGGCAGCCCGCTCTGCCACTGCCGGCGATGGACCCTTCCGCGTCCGGCCGCTGGCCACGGATGCGCGGCCCGGGCGGCAGGGTGCCCGGCTGGCACGCGCACGAGGTGACCGAGGCACTGCGCCACCTCGACGGGGCCAAGCAATCGGTGCGCGATGTCGCCGAGCTGCTGCGACTGTCGACGCCGGACACGGTCGTGTCCGAGCAGCGCCATTTGGAACTCCTCGCCGCCGCCCTCTACCCGCACGTAAGTGGCACCGCCGGAGCGCTGGCACAGGCGATCCGGTTCGTCCGCCACGCCGCAGCTATGGCGGCGCTCGGCGAGGAGCCGGTGCGCCCGGCGACGCAACTCTCGGTGATCTTAGGCGCGCCGACTCGGCCGCCGGCGACAGCGGAAGGAGGATCGTGATGCTGCGATGGTTGGCCAGCCTTGAGGATCGGATCTCAGCTTCACTGGCGTGGAGAGTCGTCGTGATGATTGCGTTCGCCGCGATCGTCATCGGCGCGATCCTCTGCCCAATCCCCGACTACATGGGGAGCCAACCGTGATGTTCGCGCAACTACGCGCTCGCTGCTATGCGCGCGAAGCGTCGCGCGAGCACAGCGTCGAGCGGTTCGATTCGAAGGCAAACGAGACATGGAGATCGAGACATGATCGCTAAACCGGTTGCCAAGATGCTCGCGTTCCACGGCGACGCGAGCGTGCAGTCGAAATACATCGCCCGCATCGACTCTCATCGTGCGCAGGACGAGCTCGTCAAGGGAACCTACTGGGTACTCGGGAAAGGGTGTGCTGTCGGCTGCACGGTCCACTCCAAGAGCCACGCCGAATTTGAGACGCAGCTCGGCATCCCTTGCGTGCTCGCGCGGCTCGAGGACAGGATGTTCGAATCGCTGCCGAACGAAGACGCACAGGAGTTTCCCGGTCAGTTCCTGCGGGCTCCTCGCCTCGGTGCCGACCTGTCGATGGTCTGGCCACGCTTCGCGCTCTGGATGCTGAGTGCCGCGGATGGTCCGGTAGTTCACGCCGCGGCAAGGTGTGACGATGTCAAGAAGGCTGTGGAGTGCGTCGCAGCGCTCTACCGCGAGTGGGTCGAGACTGGGGTGAGGCCTGTGCGCGAGCGGTGGTCGACCGACACCGCCGCCCGCGCCGACGCCCGCGCCGCCGCCGCCGCCGCCGCCGAAGCCGCTGCCGCCGCC